CGCCATCGCCGAAATGAACTTTAAGATTATCACTATTACGGTATGCGCAGACATTTGGCCACCAATTATTTTCTTTAAATCTTTTTAAATGTTCAGTATCATCAAATTCTTGTATCCATTCGCCCCACCAACCGAGATTGGTGTACCGAGCATTAGGACCACAACATTTATTATAATCTTGGGTTGATTGATCATGATCATTACACCAATCTGTTGTTAAATCACTCTCTAATGGAAAGGGACACATTAAATCAGTACTTGATATTACCTTATAATCTTGACTATTACCAAAATATCGATCATCGCCATCTGCCCCCTCCTTATAAAATGCACTAAGAGTTATACCTTCATCTTCATTATAATCAATAGGTATAGTACTCACATTCTGAGTAGTTAGTGCTGGTGTCAAATCTACACCACATTCTAAGCTGTTTGTTTGCAGATACATGTCCTGATTAACCCACATTTCACTAGTTTCTTGTGTGCATTGAACATCCTTACAAACACTGAGAGGGATAATGTTATTACGCTCTCGGCCGATGGTTATCCATTCATCCCAAACGTTTTGATCAACCGCGCAACTATCACTATCATCATCTACATTACTATAAATATTTTCACCAACCCAAGAATGTAAACATTTTTTATTACTATCTAAAGTAACAGCATCATTACATAGTGTGTCATCTTCGTAATATAAATCTTGATTTGTATATATATATGTATCTGCGAATTTAGCAGAAGATAAACCTGTTATATCTGGTCGATTAACAGTATCTTCACCACTTACAGAAATTACAGTTTTACCTGTTTTGCCCCATGACCGTGTCACCTCGTCGCTACTTTCTTCATCAACCCAAGTGTAAGTGAATAAATTTTGATCGTTTTGATCGGAGTATGTATATATATTTTTTATCCTACACTGAGGATTTTGGCTATCAATATGATCATCTATAAATTTAAAATTAAATTCTTCTCCTAATTCTCCTAATGCTGAAGATTTAGTATATGGTGGCGTTAAACTCTCAAGATCACTTGTATCAAAATCATCAATTTTATTTTTTAAATCACTATTAAAAGATTTTTCTTGATATTGAGAAATATCTTCACCAATTAATCCATATCCTGGCGTAGAACTGTCAAAATACCCAGATAAAGAAGATCCTTCCCAATTTTGGATAGTGGGGTTTAAATAAGTTTTGGCATTTGATATTTCAATATCAGATTTTTCAACATCTTGAGTTAACTCTGTTTCACCATCATACATAATATCAAATTTATTATCATTTACAGAAATAATTGTGCCATATTTATTATCAGAATTTATTATATAATCGTTTTCTTTAAAAGTTTGAGAAGTCTGTGTGGCGGAATAACGATCGTATCTATCAGACGTATTTATTGATATAAATTTTTCACCTGCCGGTAAGTTTTCGAGATCTGTTTTACTGATTAAGCATTCTTTTGATTTTTCATTTTTTACTTTATTAATTAAATCATCTTTAATTATTTTAGAAATACAAACATTATCAGCAGACAAAGAATTAGGATCTGTAGTTTTTGAGTACGTAATTTTGTCTTCTTGTGATATTGTAGTAGGTCTACAACAATTTATTTGAGATTTTTTGTATAAATTTCTAATAACTTCTTTTTCACCTTGCAGCTCAAATGCTATCCATTTTTCAAATGTACAATCTACAGGTCTATAATAATTATTATTAACACTTATATAATTAAAGTAATTTTTATTATCAGTTGGATTTAAATATTGAATATCCTCGGCATTCAATATCATTTTATCTCCGATGCTGGCCGCCGTATTTTGGAAGTTTTGTCGGATAGTTTCTGAATTTATTATAATTTGTTTTCCTATTACATTACTATATCCATTTACTGTATAATTCATAGAAACAGGGAGGTTGGGGCCGACATTTTCCCATTCTAAATATCCTACATTAAAATTATCATCATCTTGTATTTTTCCAATATATTCTCCTTTTAAATCATACCAAGTTTTATCATTATACTGTACAGTGTTAGTACTAATATCTAAGTGCTCTTCTGGCTTAAAAACATTACATTCTGATGCTATTTTTATATAAGAGAATTGTCGTGGTTGTTCATCATCTATTATACCAAAATGATAATCTTGACCATCATTATCTTTTACAGTAATTTTATATACTATTTTAATATTATATTTTTCAACATCTCGAGTTAACTCTGTTTCACCATCATACATAATATCAAATTTATTATTATTTACAGAAATAATTGTGCCATATTTATCATCAGTATTCATTATATAATCGTCTACTTTAAAATTTTCATTAGCAGGCATATTTGTTACATGTTTTGTAATAACTTTATCTAAAATAGCATATTTATATTTATATTCATCTGCTATGTCTGGAATAATAAAAGTTAACTCTTCTAATTTTTTTAACTCATCATCTATATCATCTTTTGTATAACATATATTACAGTTATCTGCACCGACCTTACAAGAGGAGATAGAGGAAGTACCAATTACTGTGTCTGTAGAAAAAAGCGCTTTTAAAGATTTTTTATTTTCTACAAATTCATAATATTTATATTCTAATTCACTAATTAGATTAAAATCATTTTTTTCTATTTCCAACTCTTCATTTTTGTTATTTTTAATTTTATATTTTTTTATTCCTCCATATAAAAATATATCAATTATTTCTACTTTTTCTCTCTCCACTCCTTTATAACTACTAGTGTACCATGCGTATTGACCAATACTTAAAGCAGAATACTCATCAAATAAATCATTATCTTTCATACCTTTTAATGTTAAATAACCATTATGTAAATCTGGAATAAGTTTAGGTACATATATTACACCATTACTATTCTGGAAATAATACTCATAAATAGATTTATCATTTTTGATGCCCATGTTGTTAATAAAATAATCTAAATTTTCTTTACTTAATTCTAATGAAGTAAATTCCTCTTGTTTTACCGATTCTACTTCGAGAGCCCACCCCTCGTTGTCTTTATTTATTTTATTAAATTCACTAAGAGCTTTCCTCCATATTTTAGTAATATTATTACTATCTGTTATAGTACCAATACCATGTGGATTGGGACCAAAATCTATTATTGGTTTCCAATATTCATCTGTTTCCCTATTACCGGGTTCAAGTTTACTTACATAAATATAATCATTATACCGTAAATCTGTAATATTATAATAATCCCAATCACCCTTCTCAAAATTATAAGTATTTTCAGAACTAGTAGTATGTTTTAAAATTCTATTTTTTATATCTTCAGCAACTATATATATAGGAGCTGTTTTTGTATTTGGTTGTATATATACATTTGTATCATCTTTATCAGCAATGCTATATGTACGATGTTTATTTATCCCCCAACCTTTACATTCTTTGTAAACACGACTATATAATACGTCTGAAGGCTCTGGATTTTCACTTCCATAAAATCCATCTTTAAATGGCACGGCAGTGCCTGATGATAATGCTTTATAATCATGATAATTTAATATTCTTCCGACATCATCATCGTTATCAAAATCTACTTTAGATACTTTTTTCCATTTTAATCCATATGGTACAGGTTTCCATACTTTATAATTATTAAAAGTTGTACATTTATAATTATTAATTAAAAATATAGATATATCTGTTAAAAAATTATTTAAGTCTATATGAGCACTGCCATACTCGGGATAGGAAGGGTTGCTGGGATCCAAACCGAGTCTATCGTTATTGTAATATACATCATTTTCTTTTATTATTTTAGTATTTAATTTATATTCAATAACAAATTCATTACATAAATTAACTGTTTTTATATAATTATTGTAAGCACTATTAATAGTAGGTACATATAAATCTTTACCATTTTTAAGATAATAACCTTTTTGAGTTATATCAATTGCTGTTATATCACCACTATAACTAATATTTTCACCATATTGATTTTTATTTTGATGTAAATACGATAATATTGATGTATTATCAAGATTTAATTGTGGATAACCATAAATATATGACACGTTTCCTTCTTTATTTAATAATATGTCATATTTCCATGTACTATAATCAAATATTTCACTAGATGAAAAATGTTCTATATTTGTATTTTTAAAATTATTATAATAATAAAAATATAAAATTAGAATAATAAGTATTATTATACTTAGGTATTTTATATAATTATTCATATATCTCTATAATAATATATTTATAAAAATTAAATTCTATTTTCTGGTTTAATATAAGTCATATTTAATTTTTTAAAAATATCTTTTTCTGAATTAATATCTAAACTACTTATTAATTTTTTAGTTTTTAAATCAGTAAAACCATATTCTGATAAAGACAATCCTTGTTCTAATGCTTTTTTTCTCATTTCTATATTAAATGTATATGAACCGGTAAAATATAATAAAGTAAAATAATAATTAGATTTTTCAGCAACCAAAATATCTAATCTCCTAGCTGGTAATTCATTTATTTTAGATATACCCATAAATTTTTTTTTTCCATTTGCTAAAGTTTCAATTATATAATTATTTTCTTTTAATTTTTCAATAAATTTACCTAAATTAAAATCATTATTATCTTTAATTAAAATATCTATATCTCCCATATCAGGACTTTTTCTTCTATAACTTCCAACCATCTCAAATTCAATATCTTTTGAAATTAAATTAATAATATTTTCAATAATTTTATAATGTTTTATACCTTCTTTAAATGGTATCCGTTTTTCTAAATCTTCTTGATATTTTAATCCTATTTGTTGTTTATTATTAAGTAATGATTTATTTTCTGGTAAAAACAATTCATTAAAATTAGAAAGTTTATTCATTAATTCTTTACTTTTAGCAGGACCAATACCATAAATAGTACTAATTTTTTTACTAAGAATATATTTATCATCATTTTGAATTGTTTCAATTTTATTTATTTTACCCGTTAGAATAAATTCATTAATTTTCTCTTTAATTTTATTACCAATTCCTTTAATATCTTTAATATCGTTAACCGAATTAATATCTCCTGAAAATAATTCTAAATTATAGATAACTTTATTATAGGAATTTGCTTTAAATGTATTACCTAATATTTTTTCATATTCTTGAATAATTTTAAGATTATTAATAATATCTTTTTTCATATTTTTATTTTTATTATTAATAATAATATCATTTTTTTTATTTTTTAAAACATTACATCGGTTAGTTTTAGGATTTAAAATTTTACCAGGTGGACAAATTTTATTTTTTTTAATTTTAATTTTATTACATCGATTAGTTATGGTATTTAAAAATTTACCAGGAGGACATTCTTTATTCATTTTAAAAATATAATATATTTAAATTAATAGGAGATTATAAAAAATAATGGACGAAACAACAATATTAATATTATTATTAATAATATTAGTAATAATAGTATATTCCTTTTATTTTATAAATATTAAAAAATGTAAAAAAAAAACAAAAGAAAAATTTACCACAACAGATACATGTAGTGCTGGTAATGGATGGAAAACTGGGGGTGACCTTTTTTGTGGGGATGATAATGCTTTTGTATGTTTTATAAGAAGATTAGTATGTTATATTAAAGATTTAACAAATAAAAGAGCGAATGTAAATAATTGTATGACTGATGCCGGTGTTAATTGTCGCGAGAAAATTGCTCAAAATAATCCTGATAAATATTGCTCTGCTGATTATGGGAAAAAATGTACTAATTCGCTGAACGATGGAGCAGGAAGTTATGATGATTGTGATACAAATTGTCCCCCAAACCAATATGCTGATAAAATCAGATATGGAGTTGCGGCTAAATCTTGTACAGCTTGTCCTGATTATTCTAGTTCGCCAGCAGGAAGTGCACTAAAGACTAATTGTGTGTGTGATAGTGGATATACGGGATCACTTGGGGGACCTTGTACATCTAATCCTAGCAGTGGTGGTAGTAGTGACGCTTCTGTTAGTGATTGCCCTCCGGGACAGAGTGGAGGTCCAGGATCTTGTACAGATTGTCCTGCTAATACATATAAAAGTTCTAGTGGGAATGGAGCTTGTAC